CGACTTTATTAGTCGTGTAAAAATCAATAAGCGAATTTCCACAGTAAGTTTTTACTAATTGACTTACAGAGGGAATAAAAACCTCAAGTTTTACATCTTCTTTAGTCGATGTAATTCCTTCAATTTCTTTATATTTATCTATAGTAATTAAATCAGTCATATTAAGTCAATTAGTAAAAACTTGGGGGGACATTGCTGTCCCCCGAAGTAAAAAGTTAATTTTTATGCTAAGGCATTGTATACTGCGTGAGTAGCAGCAGACTTACCACCAGCACCAGCAAAGAGCTCATCAAAGCCCATATGCTGAGTAGCAACTAATACGCGGCGTTGTGCAGCTACTTCGTAGTCCTGCTCAACAGTAATTCCACGGAGACGAGGAATAATGAAGTTTGAAGTGTTGACACACAAAGCTCCACCAAATCCATCTTCAGCGTCAGCAGGCATATTGTCCGTAAGAACTACAGGAGAACCGTATACACGACCAACCTGACCAGTCAAACGTACTGCCATATCTGAACCAACTTCATCAACAGTCTGGAAGTCGGGATCTTCTAAAAGGTCATAGTACTTATCTTGTGATACGATAAATACAACGTCCTGTGGGTTAAGGCCGTATACGCCCATATTACGACGACACTTAACAAGTACATCAGCACTAAACGTAAGGTTAGCAGCAACCTGAGCTCCCCATTCAGCACCAGCAGTTGCATGGCCAATCAAACCTGTAATATTTGCAGAGTTACCATTAATAATAGCAGCATCAACAGCTCGGGCATGTGAACGTGCAATACCAGCAGTCAGCATAGGCATGATATTAATCAAAACTTTCTCATCGATGTAGTTATCGAGGAAAGAAGTTGAAATAAGACGATCAACCTGTACAACCTTCTGGCCAACATCATAAGTATTGTCAGAATTGCCACGGTTAGCAATATCACTACCAGTACCATCGTTAGCACTGTCGCGTGCATTTGCCCACTTAGCCAGATTGGTATCAGACTGCAGAGGCAATACAGTAGATTGACTCTCTACTGGCATTTCTTTAAATAAAGCTGCGGTGCGAAGCTCTAATTGAATTTCTTTCTCAATTTCGCGAGATACTACAACGTCGATACCGGGATCGTTTTGACCCCCTGTAGCCGTGTAAGTAACACCAGCTTTTTCGAAAACAGACTTAGCATAGTCAGTGTTCCAACCTTTACCAGTAATTACACCAGCAAGATGCGCGTGCATAAGTTCTTTAGCATGCTTTTCAAGTGACTGTTCAGAACCACGATCAGCGAAAAGCCCTTTAGACATGCGCATTTTAGTGATTTCTTCTTCTTTTTCGGTAAGTTCTTTTTGGAACTTAGCAATAACTTCAGCCTGGTCAGCATTAGATGCAGACATCTTCTCTTCGAAATCAGCCATCAACTTTTCAGTTCCTGATTGAACACCAGTAACAATAGCAGACTTGACTTCAGCTTCCTGAGCGGCTTTTTCTTCAGCTTCCTGAGAGGCTTTTTCTTGTTGTTCGAGTGCTGCTTTTTCATCTGCAGCTTTGACTTCGGCTTGCTTCATTGCGATTTTGGCAGCGGTTTCTTCCGCTACCTTTTTAGCAAAAGCTTCTAAGTCAATTTCTGAATTTTTAACATCAGACATTTCTATCTCCTTTTGTGCGCTTTGCGCGGTTTCCGGTGTGTCACTAGCTACGCTAGAAGTATTGACTTCGTCTTTAGCCAGAGACTGACCGGCTAGATCCACACTATTTTTTAAAAAAGTTTTTTTAAAATCTTCGTACTCAGCTTCTGAGTCGAAAGATTTAGCTAGCGAAAAAGTAGCTGCCTGATTGCAAGGTACAGATACAACTGATACCTCGAACAACTCAGCGTCCTTAATCTTTAATCCATCAGTTTCCTCTAAGTAATCCGCATCCTTGACCCGGAAACCAACAGAAAAAGCTCCAAGAATGCCTTCTTTAATCAACGTACCTACACTATCAGGAGCAGACTTACTTATCTTCGCTTTAAGTTCCAAACCATTGTCTGTAACTTTAAGCCCAGTAGCTCGTCCGATCGGTTTATTGTAGTCGTGATTAAATAAAATTATAGGGTTCTTTTCAAAATTAGCAAGGCCTCCCTTTGTCCAGGCCTCCACGTCAATTATGTCATTTGCACGATCAGCATCATTAGTGCTTGCCATTCCGCAAATGTGAATCCCATCATCATCTTCATTTAACGCTTTAAATGTAGATGTAAAACTAAAAATTTTATTCATCGTTTTTAACATCCTCCTTCTTAGCAGCGAACCGCTTAGGAGCAGGTTTTGTTACCGGCTTCCTTGGTGCTGATTTAGGCGCTGTTTCAGGCTCTACCTTAGGTTCTGCCTTAGGCTGAACTACAGGCTTTGCATGAGCTTTTGCCGCGTCATCATATACTGTAGGGAACTTCCTGATCAGGGCTGTTAATACCCTAGCCCATCTACCGTTAAATACACGGCCAAGCTCCCTTTTAGTAATAGGATTGGTAGGCTTTAACTTAATATACTCTTCATAAGATATCGGAGCTTTTACTCCGAATTGTACAATATGATCTCGTAGCTTAGTTAAAGTTGCAACGGTCTGTCGTCTAGTTGCCATATCTTAATCTTCCTCTTGTTCTACAGGTCTTCCGCCTTCTGACGGATCTACTGCGCTTCCAGCAATATTTGCGGGTACTCTTAGTTCATCATACCCTTCAACTGGATCAAACCCTAAATGATTTCGTGCTTCGTTAGGAGAAATAACCCCAGCATTTACTAGGGAAGTATAATACTGAGATTGGTCTCTAAGCTCCGGTTGTAGTGCAGGTATATTAGTAGCATCTTCTACTATCTCAAACCCAAAAAACCTTTCTAGTGCAAAATTGATTTTTCTTACTACGGGTAGTACGGTTTCTAAATAGTATAACCGCATGTTTGGTCGCAAGTTAGCGTTATTTCCTGAATCCAGCAAAATAGGGGGAACCCCCAATGCTTTAAGAATTATTTTTTCGTTTTCTGCAATAGCTGCTTGAAAATCCAATTCCTTAAAATTAACATTAGACACTGCATCAATCTCTAAACCTCCGTCTAGTATTAAGGGTCTTCTGCCTCCTGCGTCTGGTCTATAGCGCTGCTGCCAAGAAGCTAACATTCTTTCTTTAATTTTCTCTGAAAGAGTGTTGGGGCTTTTTAACACTAAACCTGGTACAGCACCATTTTTAAAAAAGTTATCTTGAAAATCTCTCATAGACTTGGTTAAAACCATAGTCCTGAGCGCGGGCTTAAGTCTAGAGATCCCGCGATATATAGAATAAAAAGAATTATCTTTTATATGTATAATTTCATTTGGCGAGTATCGTACAGTCTCATTAAAAGTATAATGATCTATATAGGTAGTTTCGCTCGCATGTATTATCATCTTGCTTGCTGGGAGATGATAAAGGTGTACGCCATCAAAGTAAATAAAAATATTACCATCTAACAGAAAGTCTGTTACTAAATTTCGTTTGAACGTGCTAATATCCTGATAAAGGTTTGGCTCTTTGTTAAGTAATATATTTAACTTGGCTCTTTTGACGCCTTTATAAGGATTATTGATAGGGAGGGACGGGCCAATCTTGGTCGTAATTTCAGAAACATCATCTACAATCATATTGACGCCCCTATTAACAATTTCTAGTTGCTCATACGCAAGCTCATAAGAATATGTTAATTCACGAGACGATTCTACTTTATGATCATACCATGGCTGGGCAGGATTAAGTTTTTCTTCTGTTTCTACTGTTTCCCGACCAAGAATTTTATTATACCAAGCCATTTTTCTCTCTTTGAATCTCTACCCATCTTTGCTGTTTTTTTGCTGTGTGCAAGGGGGGATTTCTGCCATATATACTATGTAACTTTAAATGATGCTCATGGCAAAGAGTTACAGTATAATCGTATAATTCTTCAATGTGTTCATTAATGAACTCATCTCTAAATTCTCTAATATCTTCTTCAAAATAGCCCATTTCTTTTATCCACTTATGGAACAAAGGGCTTAGACTAAAAAAGTGGTGAAAATCTAACTTAGTGGTAGCATTGCAGATATAGCATTTATTGTCTTTTTCATATCTTGCTTTTGCTTTATCCCGTATATATTTTATCGGGTCTCTTTTTAGCTTCTCCATTTTTTAGAATACCATTTTTTACTTACGAAATTATATCGTGTACCAGATACATTGTCAACTACTATTTTTAAGCAGGTGGTAATTATAATCTTATATTGTTAGTTTTTTATTCTTGACCGCTTTCTTTTATCTAAATTACAGTTTTGTAATTCTTTTTTATTAGTAGTCATTTGATTTGCCCAGTGAAGCTCATTAATAAGACGGTTATACCACTGTATTTCCATGGTACCTTGATTCTTATCCCGCTCTTCTATAAGTTGCTGCACTCTAATTTCTATATAATTCATTTAGAATCCCGTATTGCTAGTCTCAAAAGAGTAAATAGCATACCTTATGGCGTCTGCCATATGAGAAGCTCTATTATGTTTTGGCTTCTCTTTTAATAGATTAGGATTAGGATCCCATTGATATTGGTCCAAAGCAGCTAAAGATTCTTTACATTTTTGAGACACTAATAAGTTATTGTTGTCGACTATACCTGCGACATGAGATATACCATCCAGTATAGATTTTTTTGCATTGATAGTACTAATATCGTAGTTTTGTGCAAAATCAAATCTTGTTTGTTGTGCTGCTGAGTCAATATAAATGTAATCTATATCCCATTTTTGAATTAAAGCTTGAATTTCTATTGCGTGCTGCTCAGTTGTTCTCTCTGCGTCTAAATATTCGTCTACTAAAAAGTACTTTTCTTCATCCCAATCGTATGCAACAACACAGAAAGCAGTAGGGTCTCTATAGCCTACATCAAGTCCTGCAAAAACATCCATTTCTTTTGTCTGAATATCCTCGAGATTAACTGTACAGTTTTCATAATCAAATTTCCATACCTGCCCCTCATAAGTATTGAAGTCAGCTTCGTATTCCTGTTTGAACTCTGCTTCAGACATACTTTTACGAGCTTCGTTAATGTCTGCTTCTGTCATTCTAGGATTATCTTTATAAGTTGCGCGAACAGATGCCCATTCAGAAAAAGCATCCTCATAACCTCTATTAAAAAATTCAGCAAACCAATTGTTTCTACCACGAGGTGTAGATATAAATAATGCCTTAGAGTTATCTTTATCAAGGGTGGGCCGAAGTGCGACATTAAAGGCATCCTTGCCGTCTGCTAACGCTGCTTCGTCAAAAATTATAAGATCGTAACTTCGACCCACACATGAATCAACTTGGTTTACAGAACCCATTCTAATAGTAGAGCCATTAGAGAGCTCTATAACTTTATCTTTTGCATTATCTTTGGTTACTTCTAGGTCAAAGTGTTTAATTAAGTTTCTTTGTAAGTCAAACGATATTTGAGAAAGCGCATAATTTGGAGACATAATTAATATATTTGAATTTGGCACTAAAGATACTAATTGTCCAATAATATTCGCTATGTACGTCTTTCCTTGTCTTCTCGATACCGCTGCACAAACGAACCTATATTTAGGATTATTTATAGCATTAATAATTGCTTTTTGTGAAGGTAGTGCCTCGACTCCTAACATTTCTAGGTAAGGAGCCACAGGTAGCTTAAGAAACCTAGTAGTCTTATCTATATCTACTAAGTTTTCTGCTACTACGTCCTGCCTACTAACTTCTACTGCCATTTTATTTATCTCTCTTTAGTTATGTCTACTAGGTATCCTTCTGCGAAGCAGGAAGCTTCATGATTACCCGATACTGTTTTCATTTGAAGTTGTATATCAGTACCTTCATCATACTTAAAAGGGGCAGTTCTTGTAATTGTAAAACTATCTGCAAAAGACAGCTCACCCACTCTTAAGTTTACTCCAGTACTAGTAGTAATAAAGTTTCGAAAAAATCCTATTTTAGACGTAGGAGCCCCTGAACTTTCTGCAGAAAATGCATTTATTCTTGTTAAGTAAAAAGAACAATTTTTTGGCACTGTATATATAGAGGCTTGATTTTTACCCTCTGTGGGACGAATACTAGCATATATCGTAGTTTCGTTTTTTAATTCTACGCGACCAAGTGCGTTGCCTGACACCGTTATAAGATCATTTACTCTGAAAAAAGGTTGGGGGACAACTACTGGAGTGTCTCCAGTTAGTGCTACTACGGCAGATATTTCTGTATAATTTTCATCAAGTCCTTTAATAAGAATAGAAACAGCAGTATCGCTCGCACTGGTAGAGACAATACTCATAGTTAAAGGTTCTGAAGGAAAAACATAGGGCACTAATTGATCTCCTATAACCGCGCCGTCTCCCGTACCCTCCCATACTGCTGTAAAAATAGGCGTAACATTAGGGTGGTACCCAAAAATATTTCGAATAGAAGTACTAGGTACTTTCCCCTTGGCTATATTTAAGGGGTTAGTATCTACCTGTGTAATACCTAAATGTGCTCTCATAAAGTTTCTCTTTTTATTTTATATAGCTATGCTATCACTTATTGACATAATTGTCAATATATATTTTTAACCACCTTTAGGTATACCTAGGTGTTTACCATTTCACCTTATCAGCCCAGTAAGCTGCGCTCATTTTGCCTTTCGCAATATTTTTAGCATGACGAGCCTTAAAAGATCTTCGCCTAGCCGCGTAAGAAGCACTTTCCCCTTTCTTTTTAGGGGAACCACTAACTCCTTGCTGACCAAAGCGTATTGTTTTAACTTTGGTACCTACTTTAGCAACAACTACATGAGACTTTTTAGGGTGTTTTGGAGTTCTTTTTGCTTTATTAAATTTACTTACTCCGGCTCTTTTTAATGCCGGGTGTTTCTTTTTAACGCTTCTTTTTTTTCTTGCCATTTTTCTTTTTCCTTTTTTTAAACCCCGCCTTCATAAAAGAATAAGCTTTAGCCGATATAGTAGATTTCTTTTTAGACCTACTTATACCTTTCTTTTTTCTACGATTTATATTTGCGTACAAACCCCGAGAAGCCATCTATCTTCTCCTTTTTTTAGTTTTACGCTTTTTCTTCTTACTCCAAGGTTTTCCATTATGGTACTTATTAATTAAGCTCATTACTCCTCCTCGTCGCACTCGCATGGGTCACATGCACAGTCCTCGCACTCATCGTGCGCCTCAGTTTCCGACTTTGGTTCCAAAATCGGACTTTTTACAGAAACTTTACTCATAGCTGCTGCTATGGCTTCTTTTTCTGATTTAAAGGAAAGAATTCCACCTTTACCATCTGGTAAAAGCCACCTGTTTCTACGTTTAGTTATGTTTTTCATCTAACTCTCCTATTCACTAATTAGCAGTTCAAAACTGCTAAAGCCTCCAGCACCTGCTGGTAATTCAAAAAAGTCTGTTGCTAAGCCAAATTTAGTTACGCCATATTGATCTTCGAAAAATACTAACTCCTCTCCCGGAGCATAAGTAAAAACAGTAGCGTTTGCCACTCTGGGCTGTGTAGCAATAAAATAATATCCATATCGGTCGTAAGAAGCTGTCAAAGTAACATAGCCAAAATTTAAAGGCGCTATCTCTACGGCGTTGAAATCTATGTTATCAATAGGAATAATAATATCAATACTATTAAAATTATTAACAGGGTTAAAGTATCTATCTAGGCCTGTTATAATCGGCAAGGATTGCCTATCAACAAATACAGCATTATCTTCTATGGTAGATACTACAAGGGGGCTTTCTACATAAACTTCTGCTTCTGCACTGTTATGTGCTACATTAGGTAAGTTTTGTCTTTTATTGTTAGTTATAGATACTTTTTGCTTGTATAAATATATGGCCTCAATATCTGGTTTTTCTACAGGTAAATCTACATAAACTTCTGCTTTCCCTGTAGTATTGGATGATACAAATGAGGGATATGTAAAGTAAGCAGTTCCTATAGAAACCCTTATAGGTCTTTCTTTCAAAGACCATTTATTTCCAGAAAAAGCATCTCCAGGCCAAGGTTGGTCGATAGCTATTTTAACTTGGGGATACATATATACAGTTCCTGGACTAAATGCAGGCACTTTACTTAAGTCGAAATCTATTCTTGGAGATATAGGCGTTGGTTCTGTGGTTTCTACTCCGGCCTGTTGATCTGCACTTAAGAGGTCGTTGGGGGAGTCTTCTGTTTCTTCCCAGCTTCTAAGAACATTTGAATAACTACCAGTAGGTTCCGCCATAGGATCTGTTAGAATATCGACCGTATCCCAGGTGTCCGCCATAGTAATATGAATTTGATTTATATAAGCATTAGATACAAAGCAGTCGGTATCATATGCAAAAGGACTTAACCCCCATAAAAGATAGGTATCTTTGTTTTGGTCATAACTAGTCAACCCCGTATTTTCCGTACAAATTAATTCAAGAGTCGTCTTTAAATACTTATTTCGACAATAAAAATAGTGATCGCCAGTCTGAAAGTCAATTAAATACACTATTCTTGCGGTAGTTTTATCAGTTGTGGTCTCATTAGGAGCAGGGAAAAAATCAGTCAAAGACGCAGTATTTTGATAATCAAAAATAGTCATATTAGTATAAGTATTATTTGTACTATCCTCTCTCGATCTTACATCTGCTGTTTGAGCGCCGTTACTCAAAAGAATAGCACTATACTCTTCTGAGTCCGTTATGCTGTCATAAAATCTACGGCGTAGTTGTGCTCTTGCATCGTGATTCAAGGTTGGAAAACTTTGAGCAGTCTGCCCCAATGCATTAAAGGGTATACCATTATAGGCACTTGAAATTCCAATGACTGCATCAAATATATGAGGATAAGCACCCTCATACGCAGTACCATTAAAACTTTTGTAATAATCAAAAGTTACTCTTAAATATCTTCTTGATATAGCTGCACCATTAATTTTAAACGCTATTCCTTCTCGTTGGGGGTTGAGTTTAGTATTAATAAATCTTGCATACACCCCCGCATCGGGATTTAGTATTCCAAACCCCGTACCTGTAGCAACCCTACTAGTTGCAGTTATTCCCGTAGGAGAGCTTATGTCTTCTAGACCTCCTGCTATGCTTGTAGGTCTGTGTGCTGGTTCAGCAGCAACTTGAACAGATTCGTATACTGCGCTCACGGGCCCGTTTTGATTAGAATAAATTCCTGTCGGAAAGGGTACAGCAAAGGGGGATATTGTTGATGTAATTTCTACGGATTCAAAAGTAGTAGTTGTACCAGAAGCCCCGCTAGGTCTTAGTTCGGATATATTCTGCCCTGAAGCCCATGGATAATCGTAAGACATACGAATATTAGGGCTTTGACCTAGTTGTATAGTTTCATTAAAACCTGATAAAATAGGAGCTACATAAACACTAGTAGAGGACGATAAACCCGCCTCTACTGCTCCATTTACAAACCTACTTCTCAGCTTATCTCTTCCTATGTTTAGTTGAGTAGACACCCCAACGACAGGAGATCTAATATCTTCTTCCGTTACAAATACCTGTGCTTGAGGGCCTTGAGCTCTTTCTTCCCCCCAGTATACGTTATAGGGGGATAAAATCCTACGAGGATACTGCGTAGTTACTGTAGGGCTTGTAGGAAAAATAGCAGAAATAGGTATTTGAGTAGCTGAATTATTATCAATAACTTCAATGTCTGTTTGAGAAAAAGAAGGGGGTGATACGTAGTACTGCTGTCTAGTAGTAGCTATAGTAGTGCTACCATATTCTACGGCGCCTACGGATATTTGTCCCGGTTGGTCTACAACCAAAACAGAAGCTACCGAATCGTCAAAAGTCTTCGGGCGATCAAGAGCTGACGGAGTATATTGCTCCGTCAGTATTCCTATTTCGATAATAACTTTAGATGTAGCAACCGAGACACTCATTACTATACGTCTACACTAGCTGTAATATTAGAAAAGCCTGCGCTATTTATAAATATATCTACTGCTAGCTCAGCAACCGCTGAAGTCGTTACTGTTAATACTGTAACTCCTCCAGTAAAGGTCATACCCGTTCCTTCTATTAATAGTTTAACATCTGTAGATATTCTATCTCCCGTAGCGTTATAAGCGCTAACATCAACGGTTGAGGGTATCTGCGAGCCCGCATAGGTATAACTAGTTTGTGCAGGAGTTACTGTTACAGTTAAAGGTAAAGTAGGTGTAAGCAAATGAACTTCGGGATAGCTTGTACTACCTAAGGATGTGCTGCCTTTTATAAACCATATTCTATCCGTACTGTCTCTTCCCATAGAGCCTACATCAAAAGGAAGCGAGTTAGCTTGTTCCCACCCAGTAGCTGAGTTAAAAGCATAAATCTGAAAAGAATAATAGTCTTTTAAACCCATTAAACTTTCTTCATCATTTAAAAATATATACTCTTGAAAAGGCACATTTAAAACATGTTTACTATGAAAAGTAAATACTCTAGGGTCTGCAGCATCTATTTTCCAAGTAAGCATAGTACGAAACAGAGTAGAGGAAGTAAAAGCTCGCGCCTCATCTACCCATATATATGTTAGATATCTTTCTCCCCCAAATTCAAACATATGTAAGAGTGTAGCACCCGTAATACTCTGTTCACTAGTACTAGCACTAAACATATAAGTTGTGTAAGCTCCTTCAAACAGGTTTGTTTGATTCCAGGCGTCTACCTCTGATGATTTGCCTGTAAATCCCACCGTAGCACCCGCATGTGGATTCATTTGCGTATCTGTTTGGAACTTGAAGGTGTCATCCGACTTATCCCACGTCCAAAGAATTGGATGAAAGTTACTTTCTTCGTCTACATAGTTGGTATACCAAAGCACTGTATTCCCTGAGACATCTCGTGGATCAGTAAAATATTTAGTAGGCCTATTTCGCGTTTGATAAGTAGAACTACCGTACATCCTCCCATTTACGTCGCCAACCATCGTACCATCAGATGCAAGGCCTTCTAGATCAGCGCCGCCGGTCTGAAACGCAAGATTTGAATTAGTAATGCCTCCAGTGGTCTTGACGATCGTCGACGTATTCAACGATGATGAAGTACATTTCTGAATATCTACGCTCCTGCTACCGCTCCAATCATCCATGAGCCAGTGAGGTAGACCATCAACTTCACTGAATCCAAGATATGAAAACTCGGAGTACGCTGTAAGTATGAATCCGGCCTGGGGTGTATTCGCAGTCGGCCAACTAACAGGTATAAGACCGAAACCATATCTATACCAACTACTAGTATTATTCTCATAATTCATTCTACTCCAAATCAGCCTCGAGGTAGGTTGATAATAATCAAGTATAAAACTGTAAGCCCTAGAGTTGAATGGTGAACTGGTGATGGTGTTTGTGGTTACTCCTCCCTGAAAAGGAATATCATTAAATCCTTGATCAGAACTAATTTTGTAACTATCTATGTAAAAATACGCCTGAGTAGTGTTATTACCACTGGAATGAAATACTGCATCGTTAGATCCATTATTAATTACAAAAGCTCCCGCTTTTGCTGGATTATTTCTATCCATTGAAATATCAAACTTTCTAGTAGCCTGATTAAGATAGTTACTAGAGACAGAGGTGTACTGTTTAAACTCTGTCCAAGGCTTCATCAAGCTTCCAATTTGGTACCTACCATTTGTAAGACTGGTATTACTTCTTTGGTTCATCGCATTGGTGCCGGTAATTCCATTCGATCGCGCCGCGCTGGTACCATACATTTTATTATAAATAGGGCTTAATGTACTGAAGTCGTGCTGAGCGTCAAACAAAAAGAAATCATTACTTGAAACACGAGGGTCTTCAAATACACAAAATTGCCCGCTGTGACCTTGATAGTCTATAATTTTAGCCATTTATACCACCTCCACTTCATATCGTTCACAAAAAACAGACACAGCTTCTTCTTCGGAAGTTATGGCAATTTTTGCATCCAGATTGCTATATGCAACTCCTACGCTATTACCCCAAGGAACTAAAGGGTCCTCACAGTTAAATATGTAATATGGGTCTTCCCATACTACCTCTACTGGCAGAGCTCGAAACTCGTCCAAGCCTATTCCATCTTCATCTTTTGCCCGCTCGCCATCTTCTCCGAAGACGGGAACTAGACACCTAATATTATAATTGCTCAAAATTGATCTCCTTTATGAGTAAATGAACTTCACGGACAAGTTTGTACCTGGTCCTGATATTATGTCAAGAGTTATTTCATCCACCAAACCTACAGTTACTCCGCTAGTAAAAGCAGCCTCTACAATACCTTGCGCTGAAGGCATTACAAATTGTTGAACTTCTACGGAATTTTTCATAACTGCAAAAATAAGAGTCTCTCCTGACGGTTGATCGACTTGAGCTCTTATTTCATGCAATGTTATTGCTTGCTGTGGTTGAAATACCTGTTGACCCTCTAATGGTCCAGTAAAGTTTCCGGCTCGAACTAAGTAGAACGCATTAGTTCTCTTTAGATTATACCAAACTGTACCTTCCCATACGTATAGTGCGCCTGTGTCCTGTGCAAAAGATAAATCACCTAAGTTACCTAAAGAAGGAAACGAGGCTCTAGTTGCATAGATTACTGCTGGGCTTGGGGTCGGCGTAGCTTCCCAAGCACTTGAATTTGAATTATATTTTAAAACATCGCCATCATTTGGGGCGGGCACTGACACATTAGATAGGTCATCTAAAGTATCAACATTGGAAGTGCCTACTATTGCGAGCTCAAATTTATTAGTTTGATCATCGAATATTAGTCCTTGCCCCTGTGTTGGAGAATCCGCATTTACATCTGTTAAGTCAACAATTGCTGCAGCAAATTCCGGTAAGTCTTGCGGAAGCCATACGCTAGTATTTAAGTTATATACTAAATATTGGCCATCTGTTATACCGCCGCTTACATTTACATCTGTTAACTCAGCTATAGAAGTTGCTACATCTCCTGGCTCCCAAAGGGATGTTACATTATTATATTGTAAGAACTGATTATTACTGACCCCCGAAATATCAACATCCGTCAAGCCTTCTAAAGTACTAACGTTATCTTGGGCTACCCACTGGGTAGATATATCGTCCCATATTAAAATTTGTCCTACGCTAGGTGCCTGATCGTCTACGTCATTTAAACTAGTTATTGATCTATCAGTAACTCCAGGTTTGAAAGAGCTTGTGTTTCCATCCCAGACTAGCGTTTGGCCAGATTCGATTGGTGTTGTATAATCTACATCCGATAACTCTGATGTAGATATTGAAGAATTTTCCCAGGAACTAGTGTCTGTAGAATATACTAATAAATTTTTATCTTGTAAGTTAGATATAGTAACATCATTCAGCAGAGTAATAGCTGCTGTACCAGGTACCCAAAGAGCTGAGGACGAATCGTATTGTAAGAAATTATTATCTGCGGGAAATGAAGTAAAAATATCAACGTCTGTTAAATCGTTTATTCCTGCGATAAGAGCGGCTGTACTTTCTTCGTCCAAATCTATATTGCTAGTATTAGAGCTAATTAATATAGTGGTAGAATCTATTGCTCTACCTATTTTACCAAATCCTGTAGGCCCGGGAAATAAGCTACCGTCAATAGACACATAGTAGTTTAAACCAGTAACAAGATTAGTTACAGAGCTAGTAACACCAGACCCTGTATTAATTTTTGCTATGTCTCCATCATATGTTAAAGATTCATTAATACCTACCCAATCTGCTGCTCTAGTGTTAGTCTTAATACCACTTAAATTATAGTTTAATACTTCTCCTAGGTTGCTCTTATGTATTAATTTAGTTTTATACATAGCTCCCGATTGAAAAGAGCTACCAACACTAAAATTAGCTAGTTCTAGTCCTGAAGCAATATCGTAATATTTTACTCCATCACTTGATCCAGTAATTACTGCTACTTGTTTATCATTACAAACAATATCTTTACCGGAAGAAGAAATAATAGGTTTGCTATACAAGTTTGCGCCACTTACAGTGCTCCATACCGATAAATAACCGTGCTGGTTAGACCCTGTAATAAGGTAGTTTGTATTAAGGGCAAACTTATCTGCTACTACACCTACCAGACTATGGTCTATAGTAGTCCTAAAGGAATAATCAGATAGCTCATAAATATGTGTTAAACTAGATCCAGTGCCTGTATCTGTTATTGAAATGATACTTTCACTTTCATCTATATTAATATATCGACCAAAATCTGCTCCATTAGAAGGATTTGGGTTATTAAAACTATACTCCTGAGTGCCTGTAAATATATTAAATACGTATGCCTTACCCGGAGTAGTTCCTAACGTAGCATCTCTCCAATTAGAGTTACCTACAATTAAATAAGATGACGTCATTACTACTGAATTATGCTGAGCAAAAGGGCCATTCGTAGATACAGAGTCTTCTGGGTTTACTATTTGTCTTAATAAAGCTCCTGTATAAGCATCGTATAAATAAATACGCCCGTAATCATTATTAGAGGGAGACTCTTTAGCAGTAATAGCTACTTCGCTGCCATTTGTAGCTACTCCCCAGCCAAAACTTTGTAATGAATAATCAGTAGGAGGCTCCAAAGTATATAGAAGCTGCCCACTAGTAGCATTATAGATGTATGCTCTACCTGTACTCAGAATATTTCCGCTGGTAAAATACGGGTTACCTACAACTATAATATCTTTACTAACCGCTAAATTAGTTCCAAAATTAGAATTCGATACAGGAGGATATAAAGTATTTACTAGGCTTTCTGTGCCTAGAACAGTCTCCGTGCCTTTGATTGCAGCAACTTTACCATCGTCCGTAATATAAACAGGATCTCCAGCTTGTATTGGTTGTGTTGGAGCATAAGCCTCTAGGTTTAAAAAATTGCCAAAATTACGTTTGTCTATTATCCACTCATCTGCAGACTCGCTCCAAGTAAGTATATCGTAATCAACTTTAAGAGTAGTAGTGTTTACATCCGTTAAATCATTTATACTATTAACAGAAGAAAACGTAGTAGGAATCCAATTTACTCCGTTCCATTCAATGCTTTGGCCTACTGTAGCATTACTAACATCTACATTATTAAGATCACTAAACTGAGCTACATTAGAGTAGCCTATATTAGCAGGAACCCATTTAGACGTGTTGTTATCATAAACTAAGCCTTGTGCATCTTCTGGAGGAGAGTCTAGTAAATTTACATCTTCAAGATCTAGTAAATTAGTTACTGTTGATACATAGCTTGCTACCCACTTTTGACCGTTCCAAGTTAATCCATGTTGGGGAACTAATCCCGCAGAAAAATCAACATCAGCTAAGTCAGCCATATCAGATACGCCTGAAATACTTCCAAGTATTAATATTTCAGAAACACTTGCTGCAGGACCTACTATTCCGTAAGAAGTTTCTTCAAGGGTTAGACTTCCGTCAGCCCCAGCATAGTAATATTCTCCAGGAACTAAATTAGAGTAAATACTAGAAGTTTTTCCTCCTAGAATTACCACTTCTAATTGTTCTCCTGTAACTGCTGTCTGTTCTGCAATGCCCATCCAGTCTGCTGCATTTGATTGTGTAGCTTGCAGTGTTACATCGTATATAAAGAATACCCCTCTATCTGTTGCGGGGAACTGTTGAGTTCCCTGAACATTATCATTATACGGAGCACCAACAATAGCACGACCAGAATTTGTTACCGCTACAGAAAATCCAAATAAACTTCCGGAAGGGTTGACAACATAACCCGGGTTTTCAAATGCCGCATATAGGGGGTACGAAGTAGTGGATGCTCTATTATAGCTATAAAACTTTCCTGAGTCATTGTAACCTAATACGTCATTATTTGCTTCTGAACCTACAACGATTTGACTCGATCCCAGCCCTACTGACCTACCGAATTTATCTCCTATCTGATCTGGACTGTTTATTTCTGCAAGCACTGCACCCGAGGTTGTAGAATATACCAATACCCTTCCCAAACCTCCATTAAAGTCTGGGGTTCCTGCAACTATGATAGAATCATCCATTTCGAAGGTAAAACCTAGTCCGTTAGATCCTATATTAGTATCCTGCAGAGTGTGTATAGTAGACCCAGTATTAATATTACGAACGTATATTCTACCGGTTGATAGCTGTCCTCCAGTATCCTCCCCAGGAGCTCCAATAGACAAGTAAGTATCTGTTGCGCTCAGTGCAGACCCAAACAGGTCTCCTCCAGTGCCTCCATCATCATTATTATTGTTGAATGTAAAATCAGGAACTAAAAGAGGATCCCATCTTGCTTCTGTTTCTCCTTCTGGTATTCCATACTCTGATGACTCTAATAACGAGATAGGATATCTATATACTTTACCTACTAATGCATTATTCCCTATATCTACTCGTGGTGCGCCCACTGCTACATAGGTTGAGTTAATAGCTACTGAGGAACCGAACTGCCCTTGGAGAAGAGGCTCAGGGCTTTCTAGAACTGCTATTAAAGTACCTGAGCTTATTCTATATACGTATACAACGCCAGAATTAACCGCATCTAAATCCTTAAGAGGAGAGCCTACAACTGCATAATCATCTTTTATTGCTACTGCAAATCCAAACGCCTGATTAGTTTCTCCTCGCCAAGCCGCGGGCGTTGTGAGGCTTAGGGAGGGTTGTAATGTACGTATTAAAGTAGAGTTATCTGTATCATAAATCCTTACTAGGCCGGTTGCGACTCCGCTGTTGGGGCCAATTCTATGATAAGGTGCTGAAACTGCGACACGGCCGCCTTCTTCTGCAATTGTATGCCCAAAAAGTCCCAAATCTGAGCTAGATGGGAAAGAAGATACCAGCTCCCCTGCAGTTATTGTGGGATTTTCAAACTGACCAGAACTATTTAGTACTACTAAGCCGCCTTGTAATATTTGCTCCGCTGCAATACCAGTAATACGCTGTCCCTCGGGTAAGTCTTGAGGAGACCATATTGAGCCATTATATTGCAATATCTGCAAAGCTGAAGGTAAAACACTACTAAGATCTACGTCTGTTAAATCATCTAATACGTCTACGTTACTTGAACCAGTTACAGCATTAACAAAAGACTGAGATACCGCGTTCCAAGTTAAAACCTCCCCTGTTTGAATATTTGAAGGTATAGGTAAATTTATATCATCTAAATCCGATAAGCTACTAACACCCCCAGCCGCATCTCCTGCTACCCATTGAGAGCTTTGTGCGTTCCAAACAAGCGCCTGGCCGTCTGAAGCAAATGCAGTAACATCTCCAAGATCATTTAAATTATTTACTTGGTCAGCAGTATTAGATTCAACGTCCCCTGTTATTAAAATGTCGTTTGCACTTAAAGCTTTACCAAAAATACCTAAATTTGTGGGAGAACTGTTAAGAGTACCATCAATATTTAAATAATAATTCTGTCCCGGCAATAGATTAACTTGATTGTGTGCTATACCACCAAACAGGGTTACTTGTCCTACATCTCCATCTAAAATATCTTCAAAAGCTACTCCTATCCAAGATGAAGCATTACTAGTTATATTAATATCAAAAGCTGTAAGGTGTCCAGAGTTAAAGTCACCTGAAATAGTATTCCTAGCAAAAGGAGCACCTACGTATAATTTATCATTACCAATAGCAACACTTGAACCAAAGTACTCAGTTGTACTATTCCCATATATATTAGGATTGTCAAAATATGCAATAGGAGTACCGGTATCGGCTTCGAAATAATAAGCCTTACCAGCATTAGTATATACTCCTCCTATGTACCCCTGATCTTCTCTTCTTGCACCTACTAGTATTTTGTTATCTTTCATATCGATGGAGTAGCCGAACTCATCTCCCTGCGGAAGAGGATAAGTATCAGGGTTTTGAATAGTATTTATAAGAGTACAAGCTTCATCGGTTACATCATATATATAAACAAGACCTTCATTAGCACCCGTAAAATCCTGCTCTGGTGCAGATATAGCTAATCTTTTAATTGATGGATTTCTATCCCATACTATATCAAACCCATGCGTTGCATCTGAACCTCCACCCGGATTTGGATTTGATATAGTATGTAATAAAACGGGAAGAGAGTCACTGCTTACGTCATATATATAGACATATCCCTTTACGCTAGTTGTACCTTCTCTGGACGCAGTAACAGCTAAGTATTTTCTATCTTGAGTAAGAGACACTCTTTGGCCAAAGTAATCCCCTGATATACTACCGACTGTATTAGGATTATCAATACGGTATAAAAACCCATATTGAGGGTCTCCTACACCTATGTCAGGATCGAAAAAGTATACGCATCCAGCTTCTGAGTATTGGTCACTCATATCTTCTAGTGGTGCGCCGACGGCTAAACGAGCCTCACCATTATAATCGCTTATAGCTACGTCAGTGCCAAACTGCGCGTTGTTTGTACCATCAGGATTTTGTATTGATAGCCATAAGTCTCCACTAGGGGATGTTCCTGTAGCCAAGCGGTAGACATAAGCTGCTCCTTGATTATACCCTGTTAGATCATCAGCAAGAAGAGATCCTACCGCTAGAAGGTTACCGCTAGCGTCTAAAGAATTACCAAATCGGTCCCCTGTTACAGGATTATTTATATTTTCATTTTTAATATAATACTGTTGAGTACCAAAATTATTAAATACGTATACAACCCCAGAACTACTTCCTTCTATCTCGTCCTCATATTGAGCACCAGCAATAATATAATCTCCTGATGCAACAACTGCACTAGTAAATTGATCACTGGTAGCCGTACCAAATATAGTAGGGTTTTCTACATTCCAAGCAGGTAAAAAGGGCTCTTGACCTGTCTTTTTAACTTTTCCAGGAGGGGTAATAGAAACTATATCTCCATCACTAATATCTCCATTTGCTATGAAGTTTTCTATACCACCCGAGTGCCCTGCTCTAGGGTACCACTTCTGGGTAGTAGCATCATAAGTAAGTACTTCCTTTTCTTTTGCTGGGTTTGCAATTACCTCTACATCTAGCAAACTATTAAGAGTTGCAGCAGTAGGTGCTGTTGAGCCAGGAGACCAATTAACTCCGTCCCAGGCTAAAAATTCTCCGAAACTAGGCTCACTTGCAGTGCCGGGCGTAGTATCTACGTCTGAAAGAGATCCTATACTAATAGTGTCTAAGGCTGGAGAGCCTGGCTCCCATACGCCTTCAATACCGTTCCAAATTAAAGTTTCTCCTGGAACAGGTGCATAAAGTCCCGCAGTTCTAACATCATCCATGTTATCTAACTGCGTTACGGTAATATTAGTAATTTGAACAGGTGTCCAGCCAACGCCCGCTTGATAAGCAATAACATTATCTTGTACAGGCGGCTGAGAAGCTAAATCTACATCGATTAAGTCCCCAAGCGCAGATACTCTAGAAACTTGACCTGGCTCCCACAGCTCGCTGTTGGCATTATAAACTAATACATCATTATTAACCGCAGATACTGTGGAAAGATCTATATCATTTAAATCGTTTATTGTTGCTGGGATCGGTATAACACTTGCCTGCCACTCATCAAATTGCAAACTGTAAACTAAGGCGGCATTATCAACAACCCCGGAAGTATCAACATCTGATAGACTACTTAGAGATAGAGTTCCAGCTTCAATATATGTTGCAAGACCCCATGAAGATCCACTGTATTTAAGACCTTGGCCTGCTTGGACTCCCCCAACACTTGTATCTGTTAAGCCACCAAAAGTAGTGATATTACTATATCCTATATTTTTAGGGGCCCACCTATTATTAGCACTATCCCATACTAAGCCTTGATTGTTAGAGGGAGGAACAGTTACAGTATCTACATCACGGATATCATTTATATAAGTTACTCCGGTTTCAGCAGATACTACATTTCCTGTAATAAGCAACTCATCAGCAGCAAGAGCTTTTCCTAACACACCGTAATCTGTCTCAGTCTCAGTTATAAAGCCTCTACCGTCTATATAATAGTTTTTATTAATAGTCAGACCGGATACAAACTTATTTACGGCACCTACAGTTGTTACAGTTACTTGTTGAGTAGCTTCTACCGATTGTTCTGATATTCCTACCCAATCACCAGCATTACTTTCTATGAACGAATCACTAGCAAAAGTTGCAATTTTACCTGTACCTGCAACGGTTAGTCTAGGCGAACCAATAATAAGATAGTCGTTCGTAAGAGCTAGACCAAATCCCCAATTTATATTTGTTGCTCCTTCATCTGATAAAAATTCATTTCTAAAAGCTCCCGAGGCGGCCTCGAACAAATAAACACTCCCTACATTCTCTCCACTGGCAGAAGCAAGTATATACTCAGTTGTTACAGCAACGCTACTACCAAAATTATCGCCTGTGGGTACGTCTGCGTTTCTATTAGGGTTGTTAAGAGTATAGTTAAAATCGCCATTATTTAAATTGTATATATACAGTTTTCCGCTGCCCGTATCAGCAGTAGGAGCACCAACCACCATACGTCCGTCAGAAGAAATTGCAATAGAGCTACCGAAGTCTCCTGCACCGCCAGGGTTAGAAATAGTATAGATAGAGCTTAAAGTAGCTGCCTCATAGACATATACTTTTTCCTCGCTAGGGCTTCCAATAGCTAAATCGCCTGAAGTAGATATTGATATAGCACTACCAAACCCTGTTATGCTGGGAGAGGGATTTTCTACAAAGCCTAACTGATTTCCAGTTGCAGTGTTAAATACGTACACTGTGCCAGAGTTAGTATCTGACAAGGATTGAGGCTCTTCATTAATTGCAGTAACCGCTACATAAGTATTTGTATTCTGTACTCTAAAGCCAAATTGGTCGTCTAACGTTGATGTTGCTGCATTTGGGTTGTCGATAGTATGTTCTAGTATGAACCCTGGTAAACTATATACATATATTCGGCCTGCATTAGAGTCGTAGCCTGGAGCCCCAATAGTAAAAAACTGGCTTGAAATTGATACCGATTCTCCAAATTTATCATTGGCAGTTGCATTGGGGTTGTTTATAGTTTGTACAAGGGTGTTAGTACTTGTAGAGAATATTTCTACCTTACCCCCAACAGTTAAGTACTCATACCCTGGAGCTCCCACAATATAATAGTCATCAGATACAAATACACTTTTACCATAGTAATCAGAACTTACTGAAGGGCTACCTGAAGCTTGAAAGATGCTGGATACACTACTTTCTATTTCTGCTATTTTTTCGACTTCGCCGTCTGATCTTAAAGCTAGTAGGTCACCTGCTGAAAGGTTTTCAGCGGCTATATAGTTGGCTACACCTGAGCGAGTTGCAGGTCTCCACTCCCCTGTAGACGCGTTATACTCTAATGTGTTTCTGTTTTGTGGAGGCACTGCCTGAAAATCTACATCGGTTAAAACATCCAAACCTATAGAAATTACTGCACCTTCTACACTTCTAGTTACCCATGAGTTTGTATCGGGATCCCAAGAAATAAAATCCGAATTGTAGGGTTCAGTTATTGAAACATCGTCTAAATCTTCTAATCTAAGTCCTATTCCTTCTATGCTGCCCGTAACTACAGTATCTATAGTAGTTCCCGTCCATTTTAAAAACTTAGAAGAAGGTGTATTTCCCAGATTTTGAAAACCGTTCTCGTTTAGCTGGTTTAATAGAAAAATAGATCTTTCGTTTAGGTCTTCTAAAGCCCTGGGTATGGGCGCAGGGCTCCAGCTTGCGCCGTTCCATACAAGAGCATCAGACGGTTCTGGCAAACCTGCGACATCAGCTAAATCATATATGCTGTCTGGGAAGGACGCAGAGCTATAGAATCCTGTGTTACTGTCGTATACTAAAGCAGATCCATCAAAGGGCACACCAGTAACGTCTGCAAGGTTGTTCATGGTATAGTCACTTGCTCTCATGACCTCGCCTATAGGAGTACTGATAAAGGCGGAAGAAGGGGCGTGCCACGTAAGAATATTGTTCGATGCCTGATTCGCTATATTGTAATTAAAATCTGCTAGAGCGCCTGCTCCAAAACTGGGATCTATATTTTCATATCTGTTTGCATCAGCTAGTGTAGTATATCTAAGTATTTGACCTTCTTGAGGGTTGTCGATACGAACATCATTTAATGCGTCTAATGAATTAGATAGTTGGACATCACTAGTAGTCCATACTTGGTTTTCATAGTTCCACAGTAAAACCTCTCCATCTTGCAAAGCAGCTGTTTGAATATCTGTATCTGATAGTTCCGCTAGAGTAAACGTTACTTCTTGCTGCTTGCTAGTAGTACTACCAAAGGTAATAAATTGACCGTCTACTAAAGCGTCTACATTTTTATTTACAGTAATGCTAAGTCTGTCTGTAGATATAAATACTACTCTAGGAGCAGACTCTAGTTCCGAGTGCATTACATAATGATTAACTTCTACATCTGGGCCCACAGGGTCGTTCAGTACAATAGTGTTGCTACCAGTAGTCCCTGCAGGATTGTTATTTACGAATGATCCTACATCCTGAGAGATTGCCATAGGAATTACTACTTTAAATATAATAGTAGCGCCTGCAGTTATATCTATATCATAACTTACAGCAAAGCTTAATCTGTCTCCACTTATTCCACTTACAATAGGAATATTTACATTGCTTCCTATGTAAACAGCGTGACCAGGAACAATTTCTTCAGGCAAAGGAGTATCAAGAAAGATCTCACTAGTGGATTCAGTACCTACAACCCCCTGACCAACCTCTACAGTGCCAGTAGTTGCAACTACTTGGTAGACAGGAGGAGTTGCAAAAATAATAGCCTCAAATTGACTAGTTGATATATTTTCAGAAAGAGTGAGCTCTGTCCTGTCTTCAGATATGCTGTATACAACAGGATACGGCTTAGATAATGAGGGTGTTTGAAATAAGTCGCCCGGCTTTACGTTTTCAGGAATAACATCCGTTGCAGGTACAGTATCAGTATTAGTAACAGTCTCAGAAACAAACCCAGTTCCAGTTTCGATAGGTTCTTCTATATCTTCATCAACGTCTAAAGAGGGAATTTCTATTATATCCCCGTCTTCCGTTTCAACGGTTCCGCCAGTACTTCCTCCACCCCCGTCAGGGTTTGGGCTAGGAGTAGTAGTAGTACCCCCTCCAGTATCGCCACCGCCAGTACTTCCTCCTCCACCACCAGTAATAGTAGCAGGCGCCCACTTAGTTCCATTCCAAACAAGAGACTGACCGGGTTGGGGCGAAATAGTAGAAGTATCTACATCAAACAAGTCTCCAATGCCGCCAAAATTACTAACAAAGCCTAAGGTGAACTGGTTTGCATAGGTACCCGTTGTATTAAATATAGGTACCATACCTTGTTGGCCACTCCACTGGCCTCCGGTATCTGCAAGATCTCTAAACCTGGGCATAGTTGAAACGGCTTGGCCAGGAACCCAATTAGCACCATCATACTGAAGATATGTTCCTGTAGCTAATCCGGTTGTTAAATCTACATCATTTATATCTCCAAGATCGGTTTCTAAATTTACCGGGGATGAAATCCAAGTCTGAGTAGGACCATTGTATGTGAGCAGATCTCCATCATTTACTTGAACAAAATTTACATTACTAAGTTCTCCCAGCTCTACAGGCTCATCAATTAAAATTTGATTTATTGATTTAGGAACCCATTCTATGTTAAAATTATCCCAAGCAAGTAAGTGGCTTTTAGGTATGCCAGCTTCAAAACCGTTATAAGTATCGACATCATCAAGATTACTTATTTGACCAGTTACTGAGGCATAGGCTGGAACCCATTTTTGTGCATTGGTATTCCATTGAAGAAATTGTTGAGAAAGAGGAGCTGTCGATAGTGTATCCACATCCTCTAGTTCTGTTATGCTTTTGGGTATACCTGCTATGCTAGGATTTGGCTCGACATCACCGGTAATAAGAACGGTGCTTGCATCTATACTTATGCCAATGGCGCCGCTTCCTACATCACTGGTGCGAAGACTTCCTCGGTATAACCTTGAATTATCAATATAAATTGGAGTACCAGGAACAAAATTACTCGGCTGTGAACCACCTATCCAACTAGTAACCTTCGTCTGGCCCCCTAAAATAGTTATAATTCCAGAATTATAGTCACTTGAACCACTAGAAAAACTTTCATCTGCGATACCAAACCAGTCTTTAATATTAGTTACTGGATTGTTCCCATAGGTTATAGCCCGTACTCCCGTAGCTAAATCTAACGGAACTATCATTCTACTTTCTGTTAGCCCACTAGTAGAAGCGGGATGTATGCTTCCATTTATTATAAAAGAATCATAAGTATCGTCTGAAGCTGCCTCAGCTCCGTCTATATCTACAATGGGGCGGCCACTCCATTCACTATATGCAATAGTTGTTGTAAAGAGTTCTATATCATTGGTGTCAGAGTTCTCTCTCCCCCATAAAATAACTGCCGCCCTATCTGTAGTGGATGCTAAGACTGCAGGCCTAATATTTGACATGTTATACGGGGTAGGCCCTGAGCCAGTTCCATCTTCGAAGAAATATCTGGAGTACAACGAGTTGTCTGTTACCGTGCTAGTACCTGTGGCGCTAGCAGTAAACCTTGTGACCTTTCCACGAGGGGGACTAACCGTATTATCTTTATAAGCAACCCAGCAAGAGCTACCGTCTGGAAGTATAGTTACAAAAGGAAAACTTAAGTCATCATCAAATGTTCTTGGTGTTCTATAAGTTGCAAATACCCCCGTAAGTAAAGTGACCATCGAGTAGCCTTCACTGATTTGGTCAGTAAATACAGTAACGTGCCTATTAGTTGTAGGAGCATAAACAGTATGAAGGTCGTAAACTTCCCTGGTTGTAAAAGCAGTGGGCGGCTGAAAAAGTACGTCTAAGCCATCTATTTCACCTACTCGACCTATACCTACGCCTCCTCCGTTTAAAGAGTTATCCGCATAATGAAAAATTAAATTTCCGCTTTGTGTGTCAGAAGAGACGGAGTGAGAGCCGATAGCCTCGCCCAAAGAAAAATCGATAGGAAACTGCGACATGCTTACCGCAAACCCTGCAATTGTAACTACACGAGTATATCCAATATTGGTAATAATATCTTTCCAGGCAAAAATAACTCGAGTAGTTGCTATATCATACGTAACGGAGAACTCTCCTCCGACGCCGGTAGCAAACTCATGGACAGTGGTGTCCATAGTTATCTCTACACCATCATCATCTACTTCTCCAATTACAAACTCGCCCGCACCTGTAGTAGCATTAATAAATGCTACAATAAATTTTTTCTGAGAGCTTAGCCATAGCGAATGAGTTTGAGCGCCTAACTGATTACCAACAGTTTCTGATTGACCAAACTCAGGAGGTAGATAAGAGATAGGAAAGACTACAGTTCTGTTATTCTGTCTACCTACTGTAACAGCCTTTCCTGCAGTAATGTTAGTATTGAGTGCGGCTGATACAGTTAGTTTTCCGACAGTAGCTGGTGTTCCAGGAATCCACTGTTCTAAAACGTCATCGTATATTAAAGATTCGCCAGCCTTCGGAGTTGTGAGGTAGTTTACATCTGTTAAGTTTTCTATTTCTAGAACAGGACTTGTACTTACCCAAAAAGACCCGTCAAAAGCGAGTACATCATTTTCAGAGGCACCTGTAACATTTACATTTACAAGATCATTTAAATAAACGGAACTTAAAGCTGCCGCAGAGGTTGCGGTCCAGAGAGAGGTTTGAGCATCGTATGCAAGAATAGATCCGTCTGAAACAGTAGAAACATCGAAATCTGAAAAGTCTGTGATTTCAAGAGCTTTTGGAACGTAGTTACTGCCGTCATGAATGAGTACGGCACCGAGAAATCCAGCACCGCTCGAGTCATTGAGTTCTGAAAAAGAATAAGGATTATTAGTGTGATAGGAAGCAACATAAGATTTTACTGCTTCTTCAGTAGGAAGTATTACTGACCCGTCTATAGAATTCAGAGTCGGGTCATTTGTGAACGCAAGAATCTGTAGCACACCGTCTGAGAGGGTACTAAAATTCAGTTGTCCAAATTGGGCGTCATCTCCACTTTCGTACTTAGTTGTATTTAAGTAAGTGAAGTTTCCGTCTAGCTCTGTAAAAGTAAGTTCTGTGCCTTTTACAAGTCGTAGTACTAAAGCCATTCTCTATCCAATAGTTACTAGTGTTGCTGCGATTCCTGAGGTGATCAAGCCGGTGACGGCGATCCATAGCAGTCTAGTAATGCTTTGCAGAATATGGCCGTGGTTATCGATATCTCTAAGTGCGACCGTTTGCATAATTTCAATATCTGTAACTCTCGATTCAATTTTGTCTCTTGCGTCATCTAAGTCTGAAATTTGCTCTTCTACTCTTGCTAGTGCTACTACTAGTTCTGTTAATTTGTCAATTTTGTTCTCTATTCGATCTATGCGATTATTCTGTTGCTCCAGCTCCATTTAATAATTTTTCCATCAACTTACCGTAGTTGCCTTGCCCAAAAGGAATACCTTCATTAATCTGTACATTCGTTTGACTACGAATAGTGGCTGCATTGGACGCCTTTTCAGCTTCTGCCAACGCTTTAATTTCGTCCATTCTCATTTTATGGGCCATGACCATCAGATCCGCTAGATCCTTTGATGTATACATACCGCTCTCTTGAGCCTCTTCTAGCTTTGATGCTATCATTTCGTCAAGAACAGCTGCAATATTATTTTTATTCCTGTACCCCATATCTAAATACACAGTGTCTACATAACGCTTTACTTCACGCGTATTTAAAATTTCTACTACCCTATGTTCTGGCACAGACATGTATTCGCAAACTGCCTTTATGTTGCCGTATTGGAGATAGCAATTAGCTACTTCTACTCCTTCGGGAGATATTATAGAAACTTCTTTTGACATGCTATAAATTATACATTCGAGCAGATCGAATGTCAAGAAAAATTTTTCGAAGGTGAGGTAGGAAGGTGGAAAGGGAAGGTTCAGACATGCTGAAGAAAATTAAGAGGAAAAATTTTTGCGGACGTGTTCGAATTTTATGAGGTTTTTTCAGGTTTTTTCGCCGATTCGGGTTTTTTCGGTTTTTTACAAAGTTTTACGTAAAGATGGGGCCGCGCGCGTCAAAATTTTGACGGTCTCTTAACCGCCCCCTCCTGGGCAGGCGCGCGTAACCTATTGATTTATAAGGGAAAAATAAAGTTGGCACGATTCCTGCTTAAGAGCTAGGGCACGCCCCGCGTCAAACTATTGACGCACATTTGGTTATAAGCTTATAGCACATCGATATAAAAAACCCTGTACATTTGGAATTAGACCCTGTAAAATCCATCACATATAAAAACAAAAGGTATAAAAAATGTTTCACGATTTATTCACTAGAGCGCTCTTAGGAATTATTGGCATGGTAATTGCCTTAGCAATTCTGATGCCAATAGCAGGATCGTTCTTGCTAAACCTTATACCATAATGGAATATCGTTATTCTATCTTGATATAAAAAATACTGGACATTTGCAGAATACCTCTGTAAAATCCTACCCATGCAATAAAGCATTAATCACTAAGGAAAAAAAGTTATGGCTACATACACTGAAAAAATGGTTAAGCGAATGCGCGATCTTGCACCCCTTGACCTAGACAAAGCAAAGGCGCTTGCCGACGAATTCGGTTCCGTGTCTTATCGCTCTATCATCGCCAAAGCCAAAAGCGAAGGCGTTGACTATATCGCTAAAGCTCCAGCGGCTAAAAGGCCAAAAGGCCCAACTAAACGCGAGCTTGTGAGTGCTATCGAGCGATCTCTGGGATTACCCGAGAGTGACCGCGAAAATCTCACCGTTGATGGCTTAAGCCGCGTTTTAGAGCATCTCGCGTGATTGCGGTTTGCTCTTGGATAGGCACCGCGCTGCTTGGCGCGGCTCCCTTCCTCATTGACATGCCAGCGGGTAAACTCATGGCGATCATTGGACTTGCTCTGTTATGCTTGCAAGCATACGAGAAAAAATGCTACAATCTGCTTATATTAAACACAATAGGGATTATCGGTTATGCTTCCAATTTTTTTATTTGATCTCGACGAGACTGTCATCGACTCGACCCACCGTCAAGGTGAGACGTTAAGCGACTGGCGCAGAATGAATACACCCGCAAACGTCATGCGCGACTCTACGCTTCCGCTTGCTTCTACAATGATTCAAGCCATCTCGGAAGGGTTAGACGTTGGCATTTGTACTTCTCGCGTCATGGGTAGCGTTGATCGCGTTTGGCTACGCATGCGCGGAATGCTGCCAGCGTTTACGCTTTCGCGTTCAATCGATGACAATCGACCCGCTGGTGAATTCAAGCTCGCCAAAATGTCAGAGCTTGCGATTGCTCGCCGCGTTTCGTTCGACGAAATTCGTCGTCGCGTTATCCTTTGGGATGACAACGCAGACGTGCAACAAACTTTAAAAAATGCTGGCTTTCGTGTAATCGATCCGGTAAAATATAACCAAGCAAAAAAGGTAGCTGCATAATGAGCAAGAAACAATATATAGCGACAATCGATGTTGAAACAACGCAAGATCACAAGGTCGCTGATTTTGCTTGCACTATCACAGACCGCAAGGGGCGCATTCACGCTCAATGCGCTGTCATGGTTGACGGCATTTTCACGGATGCAGAAAATCACCCGCTCTTTTTTAATAAGGATGCTGGCCCTTCTGCGCTATGGTCTCGCAAATCAGCAGACCGACGGTATGCAAAATATCAAAAAATGGTACAGGATGGCTCGCGCATGATTGCAAGCGTGGGCGCGATTAACCGCTGGTTAGAGCGGGCGGTCGGAAAATACGACCCAATCTTGACCGCTTACAATCTAGGCTTTGATTCTGGCAAAATGTCAAATACTGGAATAGATCACTCTATTTTTTCTCAGCGCTTCTGCCTCTGGCAAGCGGCCTGCGTAAAATGGGCATCCTCTACGGCATATAAAAATTTCATCATGCAAAATCATTACTTTAATCCGCCTACTGCTTTCGGCAATATGACTTACCAAACCAACGCCGAGGTTATGGCGCGATTCGTTACGGGTCAAGATTTGCCAGACGAGCCACATACAGCGTTAGAGGATATTATCGGTTACGAATTGCCTATATTGAACGCAATCATAAAACGCGGTAAAATGTCCGACATCATAGATTCTTGCGTTGGCTATAACTGGCGCGACTATCAAGCAAAAAATCATTTTACTGCAAAAAAGGTTGCATGATATGAAAACCAAATTGCTCGCTTTAGCTTTCAAGGCTTATATAATTTACTCGCTATGCGCTGATTTTATTCTCGTTTGCGGTATAATCTGGCTTCTTTTGGAGACTGTATAATATGAAATTAAAAACAGAACAGGCGCGACTGAATCGCAATCTCGAAAATCTAGCGCTCGATAGAATCTGCGTGGTGCTCGAAGGTCGCGACACTGCCGGAAAATCCTCGACGATTCGCGAGGTGACGCACTATCTGAATCCTGCGCTTTATTCTGTGCATCTATCGCGCAAGCCTAGCAAGTCCACCATGAAAAAATGGCTTGCGTATTGGTCGCATAGAATGCCAGCATATAACCAGATCGTTTTTTATGATCGATCATGGTATAGCCGCGCAATGGTTCAAC